GTTTCTTTTCTATAGCTTTCTTTTCAGCAGCATCCGAGCCTTTTTCAGGGTTATCATACATACTCTTAGACGCAGCAGCTGTATCTTCAGGATCTTCATCTTTCATTTTTTCTGCTTCTATTCTAGCAGGATGACCATCTGATTGCTTTAGAGCTGTAGCAAAAGCCATTTCTTTTCTTTCACCATTTTCATCTTTATATTTTACGGGAGTTTCAGAATCTACTTCGGCTTCTGTTAAGTTTTTTAAGTAGCCATCTATAAATTCTTGAGGATATTTATAAGCTTTTAAAACAGATTCAAGTACTTGGATGTGATTTCTATTTTTTGGGTCTGGCATTCCATCGTTGACACGCCAAGCCCATTCTCTAATTAAAGCATTTATGTTCATGGTTCATTCCTTATATTATAAATATCATATTATAATTTCAAAGGCTTCATATCACCATAGTTCTTACCATATTTTGCTTTGGTTGGCATATCCATTAGTTTATGGATTTCACCAATTATTTCTTTGCCATCAGCAGGAGAAACATCAAACAATAAAGAGTCATAGGTGTACAAAATCATTTTGGTTTTTTTATCTTTTAATAATTTTTGTATAGATAATATAACCCCTATATTTTTTTCTGTTTCATAAGCTTGTATTTGATAGTTAAATAACTTCTGAGGAGTCATTTCTTCGTAATTTTTCTTATAAAACTTTCTTTTGTATATTGGTGTTTCTATATAACCTTTACAATTATAAATATCCCATAGTTTAAAAATATAGGTCTTAACATTTTTAAAGTATTTTATATTTTCAAATTCTTTCGGTATACCGCCATATAATACTCTGAAAGATATTCTCTTAGATTCTTCATACTCTTCATCGGATAAATTATCCGTATCATAATACATTTTACCAAGGTGACTATGGACAGATTTTTCTGGAAATTCGTAATCTATTAAATTTGCTATAAGTCTTAAGTGGTATGCATCGAAATCGAACTCTATTAATACACCACTATCAAATCTGCTTTCGAACCTAGATCTACTACCATCATCTTTATTTAGTGCAGCGTAATTTATACCACCAAAGGTATTGGAAGGCCTGCCGGTTAGAGTCCATAGATTATATTTACTATGCTCCATACCTTTCTTAGTATACAATCCAGATTTTTCAATATATTTTAGAGCTGGTATTATTTCTTTTTCATAATGCTCTTCTGTCTGAGATGGTTCCATTTTAGAGTAAACTCTATTGTAAACCTCTTCCTGCTCCCTACGTTTGTTTTCAGGAATAATTTTATCTACATCAGGCCTATTCCAGTATTTAGATTTAAAAAATTTAAATACAGGAAGCTCTATGGTATCTAAATCTATGGCTTTACCATTATTAAGATAACTACGCATTGATATTTTGTCTACTAATCTCACAGGACTAATATAAGAAAAATAATTGTAATAATGAAATAATTATGAGGTAATTTTAGCAAGGTCGGTATAGTTAAGTATGAGTTGAAGCTCCGGAATAGTATCAACATATCTATCTAAAGTCCTCTTATTTGTCTCAAAAACACCTGTAGCTAAGATAGTATTGTCTTCATCTACCAAATCATTTTGTGGCCCAGATATTTTCCAATCAAAAGATACTGTTAAATAAATATTTTTTAATGGATTATCTTTTTTAGAATAATACTTATAAGTTTTTTTATCCACTTCAAATATATCTTTGTTATGGTCATTCTTAATAAAATATCTAGTTATTACTCCACGATCATAATCTTTGTCTGTAGGCCTCGGTCTGTAATAGTTTGGACGTTTTAATTTCTTTTTAAATGTTGTTTTTAAATTTCTAAAAATAGCAGCTTCACTACTAATATTGTAATCCATTAAAAAAATATAGTTTGTACCTTCAGCTTCTATACCGCCATAGTAATCATTATTTTTTTCAAAATAAAATCCTATATACTCTTTTCCAGTTTTATAAACTCTAAATTCACCACCACTTGTATAATTTTTTTTCATTATTGGCCTACTCTTAAAACTGTATCTATTGTGGTTTCCCAATTATTAATATCTATTTTATGCTCAATACTTTTAACCATAAATATAACATCTTTATATCTACTAGGAATTGGTTTTGCTTTAACAGAATGTCCCCACAGGAATCCATTATAACCATCAAGGGAAAATCCTAGATTTATAGGTAGTAAAGGTGGGTCTTGGACTTCTTGTACTTTTTTATTTTTATTTAACTTAGCTTTTATAGCAGACTTAACAGCATTAATAGTTTCACTATCAACACCTTCCATTAAGTCATCTATAGCTTCCTGTATTAATTCCTGAGGATTTTCTTTTTTATTATCTGTAGAACCTTCATCTGGACCTTTACAAGGACTTGGTACTTTTTGAGATAGGTTATTCCAAGATTTAGTGGCATCTGTTAAACCACTACCAAATAAACTATACTCATCACCTTCTGGCGCAGAAGATCCTTTTCTATTTGACCCATACATAACCTGAGCTTTTATGGCATTAGGAACTTTCGTATCTATATTAACACTTCTACATATAGAATTGTTTCCAAATACATTAATTGTATGTGATGTTGGTACTGATTTACCCAAGGACTTAGAATCTACAACGGTCATTATATTTGTATTAGACTCTAAAGGTAAAGTTATTAAATCCCAATTATTTCCACAAGCAGAATTTATCCCAGATAAAACTTTCGATAATAATTCTTCTAAGGTATTAGATTCTGCTGCACATTTTTTTACGAAATAAACATTTAAAAGAATATTACCTAGCCAGCCTTTATTACCTTCTCCAGTATCAAAAGGGGCTCTTTTTGCATATTCATAAAGACCTGCAGTGTCTGTAAAATCCTCTAAGTCCCCATCATGGTCAAACATATCCCATACAAATTGATCTGGTATTAAACAGACTGTTGGGTCTGCAGAAGTGAATGAATCTTTAACATTTAAAATTTTGGTACCTCTACAGTCCAATCTGGTTAAACACTTAATGCTATCTCTTCTAAACCCAGATTGGCAAGTTTCTATATCTGCTGGTAGTATGTGAGACTTAGAATCATTATCTGACTTGTCCATTAGAGTTTTATTTACAATTTCTTCTTCAAAATAAGACCATGAAATATATGGTTGCTCTACAGTAAATGAAGTAATCCCAAGAGTTTTTTTAGTCCAGTCCCACCAAGATTTATCGGCAGCATTTTCTCTTTCCTCTTCAGTAGTTTCTTTATCCATTTTTATAGAAGTACCTATGGGAACTCGGCCGGAAGTTACCAATAACTTTCCTACAGGCATTACTTGGCCTATTACAATTTCATCTAAAGGTCTTTCTAAATCTGATTGCTTTTTACAGGCTTCATTATCATCAGCATCTTTAGAAGTTTTACAACATATTTCATCTGTAGTTTTTTTAGTATCTTTAGACATCATCATTTCAGATGGTGTTACAAAAGTTGTAGAACATGTATAAGATCCATCATCATTCTGAGTCCAACTAAAATTAGATACAACACCTTTTTCTGCACCATAGCAACCTTGTTCAGATTTCATTTTAGATTGTGCAGAAGTAAAAAAGTCTACGAATTCTTTAGAACATCCATCATAACCAAGAGCACTAGAAACTCTAGATCCATTAGGTTTTATACTCCAGCCATATTCTAAAACTACAGTTTTACCTAAAGACATAAATAATTTTTCTAGCTGAGCAAGTTGTTTTAAATTCCAACATTTATAGTTTACAATAACTTCTTTTAAAGAACCCATCGAACCTTTATGTTTTACTGTTGCATCTGTTACACCTGGAGAAGGGGTATTTCTGCTACTAGTATCATATAAGTCTTCTAAAGTTTTGGCTGAACCACCAGAAAGTACACTGTGCTTTAATCTAGAACCATCTACTAAAACATTAGATGTAAATCTCATCCAAGGTATCTTAGACGTATTCCACGGTTGAAACTGACCAGGGCTTTTCATAGCATTTTCCCTAGAGGTTAAATGTGAACCATAAGGAAAATCTCTTAAAAATATAGGCATTATCTTTCCTCTTGTAACTCTTGATATTCGCTTAAAATATTTGCAACTTCTGTTGGTATTCTTATCTGTTTAGCAGGAGGCACTATTAAACCAGATGCACCTAAGTTGTTAGCTGTAGCTATAATCCACCATAAATTTTGGTCATTATAATACTTATTTGCTAGCAAATCTAATCGATCACCACTTTTAGTAATTATGTATATATCTGTGACGGATCTTTCTATTTTGGGATATATATTACTTTTATAAATTCTATTAGAATTTTTATTTTTTATAATTTTATTACTTTCATATCTAGACATTACCAAACTCCTCTATTTTTTTACCGAAGAATCTACTAGAATTAGTAAATAAATTTCCATCTACGTTTGTAGCAAACTTATAGCTAAGGTTTAATTTTATAACCATTGGTAGTTGAGCTCCGGAAGTTTCATCTCCATCACCTATACCAAGATCCCAAGAATAATCCTCTTCTAAAGTAAAAGTTATTTTTTCAATAATAACATTAACATCATCATAAAGATCGCCAAGAGTAAATTTATTTAATGGGGCAATTGGAAGTCCAGCTGAATCTATACTAGGAGAAGCCATTTTATATAGTCTATCTAGCTTATTATAATTAGCTTTTAATTCAGCAGCTGTAAATGATGGTATTAATAAATCATGAGTTAATGTTCTAGAAACTTTATCAAATGCATACTGAGACATGGTTCTTCCAGAATAGTTAACTTCATTCCAATTAAATGCTGTATCGTCGCTTATAGAACCAAGGCCATAAGCTCTAAATTTTAAAATAGTTTCTGTATTATTAACCATACCAGTAATAGAAAACTTAACAAAGTCTTCTAAATCTGGATCTTCTTCGGTTACCAACCTATCAGAATCTCCTCGTTGATTACCATAATTAACAAGACCATTAATTTTATTTGCATTTACTTCTGTATAGTCTTTTTTACCTGTAAAATCTTTTAATGTATTTTCTTTAGAAGCTCTAACTATATCACCATACTCAAAACTTTTATACGCAAAAATACCTTTTGGTGTTGTAGATTCGCCTGAAGCAGCCGGTGCATCAGATATGATTCCATAAACACCTTCTTCAGGATTAAAATCATGTAACTCTTTAAAAAGACCTTCAGGATATTTTTTAGTATATGTATTATCTCCATGAGAATATTGCATTCCGATTTTTTCAGAACTAAAAGATTCCGGTGCTGCATGTCTTCTTATGGTTGTCCTTCCAACTCCAAATAAAGAATTAGGACCCATAATTCCAGATAGCCTTTTTATTGGCTCACCAGCACCACGATTTAAAAATCCACCAAGCTTATCTAGAATTTCATTTATTTTAGCAATACCTTTTGGAACTTTAATTGGGTTAGCAGCTTTATCAAATCTACCGACACCCATGTCTTTTGCTAACTGTAAAAGTCTATTTTTATCTATTTTATTATTTGCTTTAACTACAAATTCGTAATTGGTTTCTGGCTGATTTGCTACACCGGCACCATGTCGATCAATATGCAAGCCTATAAGATTAGCAGGAATTTGAGCTATAGTTGTTAATGGGTTGTATATTCTATTGGGATGAAGATCAATCCCATATTCCATTTTAGGATTACTTGCTTGCAAACCAAATTGCTTGGCCATAAATAGCAAACCATCAGGAGAAGTTAAATACTTACCGACTCTTAATGTATCTATAGCAGGTGCAGTTATAAAGTTTATTTTACCGTTTGGATTTTCTTGACCTCTCTGAATTCCTCTCTGCATTAAAGGTGCTTTATTCCACAAAGGAGTATTAGGATTGTTTATTTCAGCTTCAGATCTAATATCTTTAAACTCATTTTTTCCTATATGTTTATGGTAGTGAGTTGCTAGTTTTTTAGCAAAGTCGTCGTTTTTTAAATCCCCAAATAATGCCATATTAAGATCCTAAAGGTCCTTGAGCTAGTGCTATAACATCACCAACTTTTTTGCCATCCATATTAATAGTTCCACCTTCACGAATTAACCCTATTAACTCGTCAAGTTTTTCTACAACTACATTATCACCGCCAGCTTTTCCTTCACCGCCACCACCTAGTAAACTCATTCCCATTGTTGCAAGACCACCTACTGCTAGAAGTGTTGGTAACATAGGAGTTATTAGTGCAAGACCGCCAGCCATTGAAACTAGACCCATACCCATTGCACCAAATCCTAAACCTATACTCATTAAAGCAGTTCCACCTACTTCAGCAAGTTGGGTTAATGGAGTTACCATTAAAGGTAAGGACCCTGCAACTACACTTAGTGCAGTACCAAATAACAATAGAGCTACTGACATAGCACCAAAAGCTAAAGACCCTGTTAGTACTAATGGTGCTATTGCACCTATACCAACCATTGCTGCAGTTAAAGCAACCAATGCTATTACTGCGCCAGGGAATAACATACCCCATTCTACTTTAGCCAACTCTTGAAATCCTTTAGCTGCTACGAATAAAGCTGCACCCATAAGAACCATTGCAGCTGCACCTTTTATTAGAGACGTAGGATTTAAACCTTTTAAGAATCCTCCAGTTCCTTTACTAGCAGTAGGAGTCATTCCAGTGAATCCTCCGCCACCACGGCCGAAAGATCTTCGGTCTAACATATTATTTTTAGTTACACCTTTACCACCTTTAAACATTTTTAAGTAAGCCACATGAGCTTTTTCTGCTGCGAAGAAAACTAATTGCTTTGCGTTATGAAGTGCTGTTGCTGCATATTCACCCAATTTTGTATTTTTTAAACTAGCTACAACATTAAGACCTGATGACATTACAGTTAAATTTTCTTTTAAGAAAGAACCAGTTCCCATAACTGTTTTCATTATTTTTTCTGTTGTGCTAGCTTCCACAAGACCCATTTCTATTTGGGATTCTCTACTAGAAACCATCTGTTGCATTGTACTTAATTCTACACCAGCAGCTTCGGCTAAAGCTTTTCTTTGAATAATAGACATATTTTGGAATTCTGCTGCACCACCTACTTGTTCTAATATTGCTTTAGTAGCACCAAGTGTATCACCATCCATAGCTAGTTGTCTAGCTTTGTCAAATGAAATTTGTCTGTTTAATAATACAGAAGCTTCCATTTCTTTTTCTATAGAAGATTCTACATCCAGAATTCCATTTAGCATAGATGATACATCACTCATAGATATACCTAGCTTAGCTGCTTGAATTGCAGTTTCACCTATATTTTTTCCACCATCTTTAGCAAACCCTGCAAAGAATTCCGTATCAGAAGCTATAGAATTCATTACCTTACCTGGAGCAACTCCACTGGCTCTAGCTAATTCTATAGTAGATTTCATGTTGGCTGCTACAACTGCATCAGAAGCTCCACTAATAGATTTCATTTGCTTAAATAGCTTAGCACCTTCTGCTTCAGAAACTCCATAAGATTTAGCCATAGAAGCTACTTGGACCACTGCTTCAGAACTTACTTTGCTGATGTCACCCATTTCATTTGCAAGTGCACCGGCAGCTTTTGCAGAAGCTTTAAATCCTACACCTAGCATAAACCCAGATGCTACAGATTTACCTAGAGTACCTGCCATTTGGAATGTTTGAGTATAAGCTAGTCCAGCTTCATGTTGCATATCATGAAAAGATCCAGCGATTTCTTTTGCTTTTGCTGCTGATGCAACTAAAAATAAACCTCTAGCAACTTGTGGGTCTTGAGCTATAGCTTTAAAATCGTACCATTTATCAACATACTTTTGGACCATATTATTAAGTTCTTTCTGTCTATCAATATGTCTTCTTTGGGCATCTGAAACCTGCTGGGCAGCTTTAACTTGGTCATTATTTTTAATGGCTTCTTCTTTTACAAGATCAACCATTTCTTTTTGAATGTCTCTTACTTTTTCTTGAACCTTAAGATATGCTTGCACAGCGCTTGTATTAGAACCTAACTGTTTAGCAAGTTCTCTAGCTGAATCTAACGTCTCTTTTGGATCTTTTTTAGCCATTAATCAATACCATACTTAGCTATTAATCTATCTACTTCTTTCATATCTTTTTCTACTTGTGAAATTGTATCGACTAATTTTTTAACGGCTTTTTTTCCTGCGGGACCTGTTTTAGCTATTTTGGATAGCTCAGCATCATATCTTTGGGTAGCAGAGGTGCTTAAAACTTTTTTTAAGTGGTTTGCTATTCTACTAACAAAACCTTCTGATAACCAATTAGCATCTGGATTTTGTTTAATTTCAAATGCAATAGATTCACGAATGTATTTTTTTAATTTGGTATTTGTATTCATAAGTAAGTCCTAAAAATGTATCTATACGCTTATAAATATCATTTGCCAGAACTTTTTGCCCAACTAGGTATATTAGGCTTTCCAGAAGATTTGCCTTTTCCGGCTTTATCCATGGCTTCCTTTTCAGTTTTTAGCTGCTTACTTAGCTCCTTATAATAGAATGTTCTTAAGTAAACTGGCATCTCATACAGATCGGTATGTGTAAAAGATCCTTGAGAAAAGTATAACATTTCAAAAATCTGTTTGTGCAGAATGGGCTTATAGTTAAGCCCCAGGCCAAAAAAAGTTTACATTCATTGGCATCTGGATAGATGGCTCTTCATGGCCACAATGCTCACATTCAAAAGGTACTGACATATCTACATCAGGGGACATAGTTTCTATGTGCTTACGAAATGCCAAAGAATCTCTGGATAGGAACTCGTTTTCTACAAACTCCTTAATAGATTTTAAATCGGTAACTCCATCAACAGATAGTATCATGTGCTTTAATCTACTAGTTAATTCATAGGTAATTCCATTGCCACCAAAGTTTTTCTTTTTCATCTTTTTAGCTTCCTCTTCCACTTTTTTTTCATCGTTGTGGGTTAGGATTTTAAAAGTTATATCACGTTTAGATGCTGGCAGGTTAAACTCATATATTGGACCATCTTTTAATAAAGATTCATCTATAGATTTATTTTCTAGAGAAGCTAAATCTACTTCTAATTTAGATTTAGCTTGACAATGAGGACAAGTCATTTCTACAGGATATTCAGATCCGTAACCAAGGACTCTTGCAGCTACCATTATTGCATTTTTATCTCCAATAGTTAAGTCACCATAACTAACAGATTGACCTTCGCCATTACTAACAATTAAAGCTCTTAACAATGTATCGATAACAACACCTTTTTGGATAAGATTAGAAGATGTTAAAATGTCTTCTTCTTTTGCTGTCATATATTTCATTTCTACTTTACCAGAACTTAATGGATTGTCACTAGAATATAATAATCCTTTACTTGGTAAGTCTATAATTTCTGTTGGGAATTTTGATTTTTTTACTGCTTCTATATTAGCATCTGCAGTAACTTTTGCTTTTAATTCTTCTACGCTTAGTGATTTGCCTGGGTAGTCTTCTGTAACCTTATTTGACATAAAAATAACTCCTTATTGTTTTGTATATATAAATATATGTCAACAAAAAAAACTCCCATTTCTGGGAGTCTTAATATTATTGAATGAATATTAGTATTGCAATATTGCTTTGTCGAATCTTAAATCTAAAGTTATTAGAACAGGAGTTCCATCTTCTTCCCAACTAACATCGCCAAATTGGGCATTAGTTATAAAAGCACCTTTCAATTGCCATTCTTCTACCTTATCACCTACTGGTCCTAACATATTGATAGTTATGTCTTTCTTGTAGAAATCTGCATAACCATCTCTTCCTGTTACAGATTCATGATGTAAACGAACCCATTCCATTACGGATTGACAAGCTGAAGGAACTATTGGATCATAAAGCTCGATACCAGTCATTGGATCCCATTCACTACGACCTTTAATGAATCTTTGTGAATTCATGTGCTTCATTTGTACTTCGCTATTCTTAAAAGTTGGTCTTGACGCCTTTCTAATAAGATATGAAGGGATTCCGTCAACATACATAATGAACCTATTCTGAACCTTTGGTTCAAATGAGTTGTACATTAATTCTGTTGGGTCTATTAAATTTGCCATTTATGTGTTCTCCTTTAATATAAATATCTTAGTCTTCGAAAGTTGCACCAGTTGGCATTATATTAAAGTCTACCACGATGAATTCAGCAGCTTTAGCTGGCTGTAGGAATATTTCACCTTTCATAATGTTTCTATCTATAATATCTGGAGTATTGTTTGTATCGTCCATTACAACTTTAAAAGCATATAAACCATTTTTCTCTTGTACAGATTCCATGTAAGGATTAACTGAAGCTAAGAATCGGTTTCTAGTTGCAGAAGTATTGTTTTCAAATACTAAGTATCTGGATGTACTAGCAATAAATTTCTTAAGGTTAATTAATAATCTTCTTACATTAACACGATCTAGTGCCGATGCTTTTCTTTGAAGTGTTTTTTGACCCCATGCACAAACGCCTTCACCAGGGAATGTTGCTAAGGGATTAATAGCTGCTTCATATAATGAGTCTCTATTTGCATGGGTTAGCTTTCTTTCTGCTTGAATTGCTGAACTAAGTCCTCCACGGTTTAATCCTGCTGGAGCATACCATTCATGAGAAACTTTATCGTTAAATGCAATAACACCTGGCATTAATGTTGAAGCTGGTACCCAAACATATTTACCATTAGCTGATGTTTGTACCCATGGCCAATACATAGCTGCATAAGACGAATCTTCAAGTCCACCTTCTGTAACAGCATTAGCTAAAGTAGCTCCGTAATTTACTGGATCTACCAGGGCAAAACAGTCTCCTCTTCCTTCACAGGTAGTAATTAAAGTATTGCATAATGCGCTATGATCTTTATTATTTAGACCTGGCGCCCATAAAAGATTTATATCATACTCGTCTTGATTTGCTAACAAGTTAAAAGCATGTCCATAATTTGTGAATCCTTTTGTTGTAGCTCCCAATCCTTGAACGTTATCTGAACTAATGTCTCCAAACATATGTTTAGCTCCCGTAGCTCCCGTACCATCTGTTGCACCAGCAAAGGTACCACTTGCTACTGCTGGTAAACTTCCAGTAGCTGTAGCTACTCTAACCGCTCCTGCTGGATCTAGAAAATCTATAGTATCAGCTACGCCACTTACATAAACGTATTTTGATTGGTTTGGATAATTTCCTGAAGGCTGTATGTATGAACCATCAGAGGATAATTCATTTCTTTGATCTCCAATTCTTTTGGCTATGTAATTTGGTGAGTTTGGATCTAAGCTAAGACCATTGTGGGTTTCAAGAACTACTTTGTGTTTTGTAGAATCGTTACCACGACGAATAACAAGAGTAAATGTTCCCTTTGTATCGTTAACAGAGGTAATTTCCCATCTTAAATTGTCTTTGCTTCCTGAAGGTAAAACTCCATTTCCATCTACAGAAGATGTACTATTCATAATCTCACCATCTGATATAGTATTAAGAGTAAATGATGAACCTGTACCATCTGACTGAGTTACATTAGAGCTAGCATTACTATAAGAATCAGGCATTACTCTAACTACTGTAAGAGTTCCTGAGTGCTTTAAATATTCCCTTGCGGATATTGATGTTAAATATTCTGTATTGGAACTTCCAGACTGGAATGTGTCTCCAAACATTTGTACGTATTCTGCATAGCTATTAACAACAGTTGGTACCATTGCAGGTCCTTTTACTGTTGGCCCTACGATTGCACCACCTATTTCACCGACACCTGCTGGTATGAATGAAAGATCGTTTTCGGCAGTAAATACGCCAGGGCTTATAAGTTTTTCAGCCATTTATTTTCTCCTAGATTGTCATTGATTATGAAAATGGTATTACTAATCAGTATATAAATATATTGTAATAAACCCAAACAGTCACTATTTTGCAACAAATACGCCAGTGTTTACGTCTAATTCACCATCACCATATTTATCAGTAATAGCTTTTATTATTTCTTGCTCTTTGGTTTTTACTTCGAAAAATTGAGTTTCTAAAACTTGTTTGGTTCTATTTAGATTTGCAAGTTCCATTTCGACTTGACCGAATTTAACCGTTAAAGTATCAAAACTATCTCTTACAGATTTTACTTTACTAATTTCTTCTTCGGTTATTTTTACTTCTTTAGACATTATTATCTCCTATTAATTAAATTAAACTTATAAATATAAGAAAAATTTATCAAATAAAAAAATTATTTGGAGGGAATATCTTTATCAATATTAACAACAGTTTCAGTACCTACACTAATTATAGCAGGACTAAATGTTTTAGGATTATACTTGCTGATTGCTTTTTGAATGTTGTTTGGTATAACATAACCATTCATAACAACATTAAATGTGGCTTTATTAACACGATCAGTTCCTGCATCTACTGTTAGGTCTGTAGCAAAACTATCAATTCTTGCTAAAAATTTAAACTTTTCATTTCCCCAATACTGATTAGAAGCATAGTTAACATCTTCTATTATTGCATTTAACTGGGTAATATAATCGGTCCAAATTACACACTCATACTGAAGAGTGATGTAGTCAGGCACCACTACATTATGGTAAGTGCCAACTGGTTTTCTTCCATTTAAAACCTCAAAGTTATCATAAGTATTCTTGCTTGAATATGAAGTTTGGAACGATTGTACTAAAGGATTATTTATATCGACTTTACTACCGATAAGTTTTCTTTCAAATGATGTTCTTTTATAGGCTATAGCAGGCAGTTGGATCATACCTTTAGCATCTCTAAGTAATCCAGACTTCTGAATGTTTTTCCATCTTTCTGGAGATGCATATATTACTGGAACTGCTAACGGTCCATCTTCTGTATTAACAGTTGGAACAACCACATTGTCGAAGTAGTATTTTATTACAGAATCTATTTCATATAGGCCCATAGTAATATTAGGACCATCATTTGTCCTATTTACTTGTTCTGCTCTATTTATATTTTTTTTAGCCATTATATATTTTTAAGTTTTTTATTGTAGGTTTTTACGGATTTTTCTATGTTTAATTTAGACATTCTAGCTCTGTGGGTATTACAAACAATTGAGAAGTTAGAGCCAAAAGATTTTTCATTTTTATCATTATCTGGATTTTTACCGGCTATATACTGATTGTCTATAACTTTATCAACTTCCCAATAACTGCCATCATAATCTATTATATCACCAACCTCTAAAACCAAATTTGCGGTTTCTTTTAACATGTCTCTAACAAAACTAAATTCTGCTTCCTGGTCTATATCTGTACCATACTCAGCGTCAACATAAGATGGATCTTGTAATTCGACCAAACAACCTACTCTTACCGCTGGATTATAAACTTTGTCTATATGCTCACCATAAAGGTTATCGTTTGCATCACCAACAGAAACCTTATAAACATCTACTTTAGTGTCTATAATGTTATTTATTAATTCTTTATTAAAAGTATTAAATAAATTTATATCTTTAGATGAACCGAAAAGTGCCATATTATCCTAAGTATATGTTAAGAGGTACATTACCAATTGTTTCTTTTAAAAATTCAGCTTCGTCTTTTTTAGCTTCTAGCATATTTCTACGGGACGAAGCTTCTAAATCTTCTCTTAATTGTGTTATTAAATTTTCTTTTTCTGCTGCACCCTCGCCTCTTAAAGAATCTCCATCCAAGCTAACCTCTCCACCAGGAACAGGTACCGATGCATATTTACTACGAATTTGGCCTAGTAATTCTTTAGCCAAAGCAAGAGTATATTTTTTGATCCATTGAATACCAGGAGCATTAATTCTAGAATAAGTCATTACTCTATAATCAATATCAGCAAAGTTTGTTACTGCATTTACAGTACCCATAGACCCATCTACTTTAGAAGCTTCTGTATAGTATTGGAACCAAAGCTTAAAGTCGGATGTTGGTTTAGGAAATAGCCTTACAGTATTATTTTGTAGCTCAAAAGAGTATGCAGACTTTCTTATAGTATCATTAAATTCTACTTGCTGATTTCTTAATAGTACATCGTAAATAGGCAACAACATAAAAGAAACTCCTGCTCCTCTATTTTGGAAGCCGAACTCTCCTAGAGCCATTGTTGAATTATGAATGTTTCCAGCATACTGGTCATAGTATCTTCTACTAGCAGGACTAATTTCATGGAAAATTTTTCTGATTTCTAATCTACTATTACTTTCACTGGCATTGCCATATAAAGCTTGTAAATCATAGCTTTGGGTTCCAGATACTACATCTACAGAACCACTCTTTAAAGTTACATTACCACCAGATAAAGCTTCTGTACCATAATGCTCACTTAAGCCTATTAGTCCATTATTACCTTCTATAGTGCGATTTGTTAAATCAGTTCTTGTAGTATTAGAAGCTTCTAATAAGTTTTGTCTTATTTGATATCTTTGAACTTGTGCACCATATTCTGTTACAGCTTCTTCAAAGCAAGCCCAAAATTGTACATCCTGTAGTTCTATATCTACAATCGGATAACCTAGTCTTTTAGCACACCATGCTGCAACAGTATCTGCATCAGATCTAAACTTAACATCAGCATCAAAATGTCCAAATGGTGTTTGGCCTGCTGTACCCAGAAACTGTGAAGTTCCTTCCCATATTTTAGTATTTGCCATAATTGTCTTTCCTATCCATTATAAATATCAAGATAAAGTCTAAAGACCTTTTCGATACTTGTAATTTTCATAAACTTCTAAAACATTTTCTAGAATTGGGTGACGATGATTTTCTAATAAATTTATAGTGTGTAGACCTTTAACAGAATTTACAGACTGTAAAAATTTAAGTCCAGTATCACTAAAGTTTTTTAAATCTATTTGGTCTGTGTCTCCACAAAACATCATTCTAGAACCTACACCAATTCTTTGTAGTATCATAAGAGATTGTCCATGGGTTACATTTTGGGCTTCATCTACTATTATACATGAATTAGTAAATGTTCGGCCTCTCATATATGAAACTGGGACTATTTCTATTATACCATCTGCTATCATTTTTTCTACACGTTCCTTTCTTAGTAGCTGATACATGTTCCCATAAATAGGTGCTACCCAAGGATCCATTTTATCTTCGAGCTTACCAGGTAAATAACCTAGATCTTCTTTAGATACAGTTGGTCTTGTTATAATAATTTTTTTAACTTGGTTTTCTAAGGCCATTTGTAAGGCGATTTGGCAGGCCAGTAGGGTTTTTCCAGATCCAGCTTTTCCAATAATAATAGAAATATCATTTTCTAGTATTTCTGCTTTTGCAAGTTTTTGTTCTTCATTTAATGAAAGTAAAAATCTATAACCTTTTTTATTGATTTTAGGTTTATTCTTTGTCATTTGTGGCATTGACTCTCCTAAGTTGTTTAGTATAAATATCTTCGCACAAAAAAAAGAGACCCAAATTAATGGGCCTCTAATATATTCAATTAATAATAATCAATTTCTAGTATTTGTTTAGAATCGATATCTTACCGAAGAAGTCCTTACGAACTACTTTTTTAGCGTATCGAGTCATAACCCCTTTACGTGGAGTAAAGTTAGTTGGGTCATAAACAAGTGGAGTCATAATTAATGGAATGTATGGAGCATAAACTGCACCAGTTTCTAAGAATTGTGAACCACGGAAACCGATAATCATGTCATCAGAATTCCAGTAAGGATTCTTATAAACTTTATATCGGCTAGCAAATGAACCTACTCTTTCAACACCAGCAGCAAAGTCGTCTTTGTTACCATCTGTGTCTACTGAGAATCCAGATAATGATTCTAGAATTCCAGCTACATCAGGAGAACATACGATAAAGTTTGCACCACCACGCATAGTAGCACGGTGAATCTTGTTAGAAACTTTTTGAATTTCATATCCAAGAGTTTTATTGTATGAATCTAGTTGATAAGCCCAAATTGAACCAGAAGCATATGCAGTATTAGCTGCCGAAGCAGAAGTTGGGTTGTGATTCCATGAACCTGAGTGACCTGCATTGTTGTAGATCATCTGAAGAATTTCAAGATCGATTTCCATTGAAATGTATTCTGAAAGCATTGAAGTTAATTCAGCTTCAGCATCAATTGAATGGTAAGCGTTTAAATCTTGAGCAAATTCCGGAGTCCATACAACTTTTAACTTACGAGTCTTAGCAATTAAAGCCTCTTGAGCAAGTTCAACATTCAATTCTGGAATGTTTAGTTGAGCTTCTTCTGGAGTGTCTCCAACACCATGAACAGCTTCGAAATCACCACGATCAGTAGCAGCTACTGGGTTTTGCATGTAGTAAACAGTACCTTGGTCTGTAGCACCTGCAGAACCAAAAGTAATGTGCTCTGAATCTACCACTGTTGCTTTCCTAGTATCAGAACCACTTACAAAGTATGCAGCCATACCTAAGTCTGGATCATATCCAGGAAGATCTGCTATATCAACTTGTTTAGAAGCAAGAGTTACAGATAACTTTGCTTTTGGATTCATAGTATAAGCTTCTACACCAGGTCCATTGTATAAACCTTTTGTAAAATCAGTTGTAGCAGCTTTACCATTTGAACCGAAAATAGAATCACCTTGAGTGATTGGTCCTCTTGTGTTTGCATATTTAAAGTCTAACCAGAATACTAGTCCAGAAGGAAGATTCATTGGTTGAACTGATACAAATTCCTTTGCAGAAATTTCAGCAAAAATACGACGAACTAAAGGAAGAGCAACACCATTCCAATCTTCAGCATTTGCTCCAGTACTGGTAGCGTTAGCTTCTGAGATTAGTTGTTTTGCTTGGTTTTCCAAAAGGATTGCAGTGTTATGCTTGTCATACTCACCATTAAGTCCTTCTAATAAACCAGTCTTTTCCCATTTAGATACATATTTTGCCGTTTCTTGTTTTTGCGCATTGAAAGTAGCTTTCGATTCTTGCAGCAAATTTGACATATTTGACATTATTTTGTCTCCTAAATTTTAAATTAAATCAAACCAGCTAGCTTACGCATGCGGTCTGAAAAGTTGTTAGATTCAACAATAGCACCTTTTGCAGGCTTAGTTGATCTTGTTGATTTTGAAGCAAGACCTTCGGTCATTGTCTTCTTGTTAGTAGATGACTTCATCGACTTCATTGATTCTGCTAAAGTAGAGTAAACCAATTTTACTTCACGTACTGAATTCGCTCTGTCGAACGTTTCAATAACACGCATTTTTTGGTCTTCATTCAAATTACCATTTCTGAATAATTTGTTAGAGAATAAAAGTTTTGCATTTAACAAGTTAACTTCATTGATTTTGTCTTTCAAAAACTTAATAGTTTTGTAAGCTTCTTTCAAATCGTCTTCTTCTGCTGGCTCTTCGTCTTCATCTTCGTCTTCTTCTTGTAAAGCTTTAATAACTTCTTCAAGATCAAGATCAGATTCTTCCAATTCAACAGCTTCAGTAGCTACTTCTTCTTCTTCTTTAGCTTCTTCTTCGTTTTCAGAAACAACAGCTTCAGCAGCCATTTCTCCATCTTCGTCTTCGTCTTCGTCTTCACCTTCTAATTCACGAATAATCGCTTCCAATTCAAGTGAGTCATCATCATTATCTAAATCTGCATCTTCTTCTACGTCGTATTCCGCTACTGCATCTTCTTCATCTTCTACTGGCACTTCGTCCTCAGATCCCATGTCCATTTCAGCTTCCATTTCTGGTGCATCCATTTCTTCTTCGTCTTCTTGATAAATATCTTCAGTTGACATATCCATGTCTTCTTCTTCATCTTCATCATAGTCTTCTCGTATTTTCGTAGATAACATCGATTGTAGTTTTGGTGTGAACGCTTCTTCAAGAGCAAGCTTAGCATTTGCAATAGCAGTTTCTCTTACAGCTTTTGCATCGGCAATTGCCTCTTTTAACAAGTCTTTTGACATTGTCGTTCTCCTATAATATGTTTGTCAGGAAATAAGGTTATTAGGAACCTTAATAGAAATTTGTTTTTTACATGTCTTGCTTCATATAAAGAATGAATGAAGCATTTTTGCATGCCATTTACGAATATAAGTATATATGAATTTATGAAAAGACCACAAAAAAAGCCGGAAATATTAAATTTCCAGCCTTAATTGTTGAATTAAATTGTATTTTTATCTTGGAACCCCATCTACTATAGTTGTCCAAGTCATATCCTGCCACATTGCCACCTCCTTTTTATGTTCTAAAGATTGGCGACGAACTGCATCGTTCATTTTCTTCCGACGTTTAGTCGTGGGTTTTACATACTCTTTGTTGGCTTTCAACCGTTGAAGCCTTCCTTCGTCCTTTAGATTGCGCTTAAAAGCCTTTAAGGCTCCTTCTAAAGCATAATCAGAACTGTCAGGTACTTTTACACCTGTGGAACTAATCTCAGAAATGAAATCAGTTTTTTTGAATCGCCGTTTGCGGAATTCTCTTCTTTGCATAAGATTTCTATTAATTATTTATATTGTTTAAATATAATAAAAAAAGTCGACATATAAAAATTATACACCGACTTTTAATTTATTTTTATTGGGGTTAGCCTCTATCTGCTATCCAATTTTCCAAATCTTCTACCCAATCATCTTGGTCATAATCTACATAATCTTTGGCGTTTTTTGCCAAATCTTTAGCTAAGGATTTTAAATAAGCTTTTGAAGTAGAAGAGCTTTGTTTTGATTTTTTAGTAGCTGTTACTGCCATTCTCATCATACTGACAAGATCTGGCTTAGCTTCTTCTATACCTTCTTTTGTATTATCATCCCAATTTTTCTTATCTGGATAATCCTCATCGCCAGGTTTAGCAGGTTTTTCGCCTCTTGCTTTTTTTGCTCGGATGTTAGCCCAAAGACCTTTATTTTCATCAACACTTTCTAACTTCATGCTTGATACTAGATTTGCAATAACTCCTACTGCCCTATTTCTATTTTGCTTATCAATAAGTTTTGCACCTTCTAAATCTTGAAATAGGTATCCTGCTACTATCTTAGGATCACTTACCTTAAAGTTTCTTCTAGCTATCATATAGGTAAGAAGATTTGTTGCTGCTTTTTTATGCTGTTTACCAATTAGCTTTGAAGCTGCTAGCTTTCCAAACATAACATCAGCTGCTTTTGCTGGACTTACACTTTCACTAATAGATTCATTAACTACTCTCATTCCAACTGCAAAATATTTATCTGACTTAACTAGTTTATTGTAAAGAATAACTGCTGATCTTTTAGATGCTCCTGACTTCACAACTTTTTCATTCTTACCATAGGAGTCATCAGCAACATATACTTCCCATTCACGGTCACTAGAATTCTCATTAACACTTTTTTTTACAGACTTTTGCCATTCAGTTATATCAAACTTGTCTGCTTTTGGAGTTTTATATCTTGCCATTTTATTTTCCTATTTGTTTAGTTGTGGCTTGTGGCTAGCCAATTGTTTTTTTAGCTTTAAGTATTCTGCTTTTATTTCTTTCATGCTATCTGCTTGTCTAGACTTAAAGTATCTATCCTGCCAGTCATCGTCACCATCTTTATCTTTTCTTTTTTTATGTTCTTCTATGTCTCTTAAAAGTCTTTCATATAGGTCAGTTGCATTTTCAAAAGCTCGTTTTGCTGTAGTATACCCAGAAGTCCAAGATGTGTCCCAACTTCCTTTTTTAAGTAATTCAGTTTTCTTTTTAATTTCTGATTCGAATAAAGCATAGATTTTGTCCATAAAAGCTGAAGCACCTTTTAAACCTAACTTAGCTGCAGTCTTTTTTAATTCACCATCATATCTTCTTCTATTAGCTGCTACAATAGATCGTGCATCCTGAAGAGCTAAAGCACCTGCTTTTTGTGCAACTCTCGTTGCCTGAAGATTTCCTACACGATGACGGCCAGGATCAGTACCATAATAGACTACATAAGCTTCATCAGCAAATTGTGCTATTCTTTTAAAGGAATTAAAGTATTTTGAGTTATTACCAGATTCTCCACTTTGACTAGCTTTACCTGGTTTGTTTGCTTGAACTACATTTGCACCCAAAGATAGAGATTGTTTACCATGGGTTACTGCTAGTAAACCTTTATCGACATCCATAGTATCCCAGTCGCCTTCTGGTCCAGTTAACTTGTCAGAATTAGTAAACCAAAGAATTAGAGTGTCTGGTGCACCTTTTATTGAACTAGGATTTTTTATATGCCTAACAGCTGGATCATCTATTTTATCCCAAGCAATCTTATACTTGTTAGATAAAGCATTAAACATTTTTTTATCATATGAATTTAATCGCTTAAATGCTTTCGTCATATTTTTAGATGCAAACTTTTCGGTAAGCATAGAACGAATTTCAGCTTCTATAAGGGCTCTTAGTTGGGATTCTTTCATTATTTTTTTCCTATGGTTTTTTCCAATTCCTTTGCAGCTCTCATAACATCAGAAACAGCATGGTGTAACGGCACGCTACGATATTTAGCAATTTTTTTAATTGCCATCATTACGATTCGTTTTTCTTCTGAAGAAGCCCCTTCAGTTATTGGTTCTTCTTCTTTTAGTGGGTTCCACTTCATCTTCATTAACTTAGACGAAGGTAAAACTCCTAAAGCATGATGTTCACTAATAATATCTGTTAAATTTGTAGAACTTTCATTTTTAATAGCTTTCTTAATAGCTTTATCTTTGTTGTCCATGTATTCTTCATCATCTGGCTCATCAATACCATCATTATCCATATCACCTTTATCAGCTTCACTTATATCATAGTAACGGCCTAATTTGTGACCTAAATCTTCATAAAGAGATTCTAATCTTTGTTGAGTAGATTGAGATTCTGTAGAAGCTTTAACGAACTCTTTTAAAATTCCAGCAACTTCTTTCATGTCACGTTTTACAGTCACACTATCAAACCAATCATCGTGTTCTTGTAAAGCCAATTTTGTTGCATTTTCACATAATTCAGAAATAGATTTAACTACTTCTTTAAGATTAGATTTAGAATAGATACTTTCGCCAAAAGCATTAAAATTTGCAATAGCTTCAAGAACTTGTCTTTTGCTCTTAGAATTTAATCTATTTGCATCTTCATTTATAAGATTTTTTAATTTCATTTTGTTTCCTTAACATCCGCCACATTGACCACCACAGCCACAAGGAGATTTCTTTTTTGGGATTCCACATGTTCCAGTCATTTCACATAACATTTCAGATATTATGCTATTAACTTTGTCGTATTTATTATTAATAGTGTTAGTTACACTTTCATTTATAGGTGACATAAAAGCACCATGAGTAGATGGATT